CTATTCATCCCCTATTTCAGGAAAACATTCAACTTTTTCTTTTTTCAAATCGATCTCAACAATTTTTCCATTTAATAAATCAAATTTATAAGCTTTTATAACTTTGTCATATTTTCCAGATGAATCTATTTTATTTATTACAACACCAAAGTATTGATTACGTTTATTATTGTAACAGTCAAAAGATAAATATTGGTTTCCTTCCATTTTATATTGATGCTCATCAGTATTTATTGCTTTACCGATATCTAATATATCAATCACTTTCCATTTCTCTCCTTTTTCTTTTTTAAAGAATATTGTCAAAAGATTTCCTTTTTGATTAATATTTAGCACACCAAAATCTCTGATTTTAATTACGTTTTGATCACTAGCTTTTTCATCGTTTAAAACTAATATACTTTGACGTTTTTCATCTTCAGTTATTGTCGAATCAATTAAAAAATCTGGATTCTCTTCTTCAAATTTATATCTACCATTGTTGTAATTTACATATATACCTGCCAAGTCTAAATCAGAATCTTTGTATACCTCATCTATTTTAAAATCTGACTTTTTTTTGTTAGATACTTGCAAAGAATCTACTGAATTATTCTCTTTTATAGTAGTATCATGTTCATTAGATAATTTATTAATCTCGGTTTGACTTTTTTTTCCACAAGAGAACAATAAAACAACAACCAATAAAAATATTTTTTTCATATAAATTATTTATTTACATCCATTTCTCATAATCATCCTGATGGATATATTTTGAGTTTTTTTTAAAAAAATTAGAATCTTTAGGAATTAAAACAGTTACCAAATTACCAATATTATTCACCTTTTTAGAATTTTATGTAATCCCATTATGACATGCTAAACTGTTTGTTTTAATAATTTCATACTTATTATTTTTATGCTAAAATAGAATATTCTTTTAAACAAAAAACTACCCGGTTAGAGGTAGTTTTTTGTTTTTAATTTTGAACTAATTTTATTTTATCAGGATGATCTTTTAGTATTGAAAACTCAATTTTCTCAACCCAATCAGTATCAGGAACATTTAAAGTTGACCTGAAAAATAACTCTCCATTCTTTTCGTGCATGAATTCTGTATATTTAACAATCGAATATTTATTAAATTCCTTATCCTTAATTTTAAGATTATCTTTATCTATTTTCTTTGTTACAATATTTTTATTATTTTTTTGTAAAATAATTTCAGATACCCGATTATGATAAATATCAAAATTTACATGATATGAATCTTCACCAATTTTTTTTACAATTGAACTATCGTTAAGACTATAATTACATACTTTTAATTCAAAATCTTCTTTATTGCTTTGTATTATTTGTGAACTTTTTATTGTGTCAAGATCTATATTCCAATAATTTTTTATAGTATCCTTATCTTCTTTTTCTTCTACTAAATCATATTTACTTAATTCTTCTTTGTTCTGTATTTCTTCAGAATCAATCTTTTTTGTTTGGTTTTGATTCTTGTTACAGCTTACCAGAACCAATAAAATCAAAATTGCTTTTATTTTTTTCATAGTTTTTTATACAAAAATATTATGTTTAGTACTGTTTTAGAACCATCCTGAATAGCATTTTATTCTTTCATCAATCCAGATATACTTTCATCAGTTAACGGATTCTCAATACTAAAAATTTTACAATCTGTAATTTCAAATTTTTTGTTTAGTACAAATATTATCCCAAATTGGTCTGCTCTGCTTAAATTACAAATTAACAATAAGTTGCTTTTATTTAAAACTTTCCCTAAAACATTCACACTTTTAGCTTCATTTGTATATTCTCCAACTGAGTCATAAAATAATTTGTAGACATTAGCAGAAGGACTTTTGGAAAATAAAACATTCTTTATATCCTTTTCATCGATAAATGTAGTATTTGATGAATCGAATTCATCAGATTCTAAATAGGATTTAAAATTAACATCGCCACTCACAGCAGCAGTTTTTTTAATAATATATCCTAGTCTTTCCGGAGCGGCCATTTTATCTTCATTAGGAGAATTAAACTGATCGACAATTTCAAATTTTCCTTTATCATTCACTTTATAATCCACATTAGGATGAAAAGGTTTACCTGATTCGATTTGACAGTGTATTATACCATTTTTATCGATATAGACTTTAGATGTACATTGGCAAATTTGCTGATTGTACTTTGATAAATCTAAAAAATCAATTAATTCGTCTTTTGAATTGTAGTTTAACAACGTGTAAACTGATTCAAGTGTCGAAAGTATTACGGTATTACAATTTGGCTGTAGATTAATTCTCTTTTTAATCCTTATCCACTCAAATGACTTTTTATCGCTATATCCAAGCTTTTTAAATCGTTCATAGCTTTCACTATCTAAAACTATCTTATCAAATAATAATGATTTATATTGAGACTCCTTTTTACCCAAATCAATATCTTCTCCAAGATCATCACCTTCAGGATCAAGCCTTAATGTATCTTGAAGTTTTATTGATTGAATATTATTTATACTAAGCGTATTATTTTTAATTTCTTTTTTTATAGTTTCATTTTTGCAGCCGAGCATAATAAACAATGTGCAAATCATTGTCATTCTATAAATAATACCATTCATAATAATTAAATTTAATTTTATCATCTTTAAGTTGTTGCCAAGTCCAAAGATTTGATTCTCCTTTAAGTACCGAATTATCAGAATAATTCTTCCCTCCATTATAACCTCCTTTGCCTCCTTTATCTTTTCTTATTTTAAAACTCTGTATTCTTCCATATGGATCATCAACTATTATTCCAACATCATTAACATCTACTACCCTAACTATATGTCCCAATAAAGACATACAAACTCCATAACCTTTATTTAACTTATCTTCTAATAGTTTTTTATGAGCATTTTTGTCATATATCGAAGCAACACCTTCAAATCCTCCTTTAATTCCAAGCTGATTCGCTATTTTTATTCTAATAGCAGCTTCGAATCTACTATCATCACCTTTTTTAAGAATATCTCTAATCATTACCATCATAAAATCTTCCATCTTCATATTAGGATCGGGAGCGGGATTCACCTGACCTAAATACTGCAATGCAATAGATTCGCTGACTACATTACACATTGTATCAGCTAAACTGTGATAAGTAGCGTCTCTTTGGCTATTATATTCTACAAAATATTGCAGAATACGGTAGGCTTTTATTTTTTCTTCATTCGAACCTAACTTATCAATAGCCTTTCTAATTTCTTTTATCTGTGCGGCGCTAAAATAACAGAAAGTTAATGAGGTGTCCAAATTAAAAATTTCTTTTGGATTACTCATTATCAAATTGTAAGATTTAATCATTAAAACAGTGTTTTTAGAATACCCTCCTTCTTTTTGATTCTCTTCCAATGCTTCTCTAACTTCCCATACATATGTTTTTCCACCAGCTTTACCTACTTTATTTCCGTCTTTATCTATTTCATCAGCTTCTCTTAAGAAAGGTTTATTGGCACGATAAGCAGCTTTTGGATCTCCATACACAACTTCATGATCTAAATGTCCTAATCCTGCTGCGGTAGGATAATTTACCGATAAATAAATATCAGTTGCACTTTTTAATTGATTTTTAGTTTTTAATAAAAACCATTCTTCAACATAATCCAGTTGCTTTAAAGCAGTCATATTAAGTAATTCAGTACGTTTTACTTTTAAGTGAGTCGAAGCATCTTTACCAAATTGGATTAATCCGACGTATCCACCTTCGTTACTATCATTTGGATCATTTTTAAAAGTACCCGCTTTAGGAGAAAATGTATTACGAGTTTCAAATGCCATAATATTCATTAACACATTTGGAGAAAATGGAACACCTTTTTTCTTTTCTATATTTTTACATATCTGAACTACTCTTATTCTAAATTCCTTACTTACTTTATTTCCCCAAATCAATTGCGGATCGTCTTCATTTATTTTTCCTGTACTACCTGTAGCTACTTTTACACTAGTTTCCACAATCATATTGATCATTTTATCAGTCAAATGTTTCGTAGAATACCCTTCAATTCCCACATAATACTTATTTACTGTTCCGTTTTTTGCTCCTTTAGCGGGCATTATAATAAAACTAACAATAGCATCACCTTCTGAATTTACTTTTGCCGCGTGTCTAAAAGCTGGTTTTTCGCTCACTTTATGGGCAGTTAATACAATTTCTTTTCCAACCATATTTTGTGTTTTGGCAACTATGGTTACAGTGGTACCTTCCTTACTAAACGGAATTTTATCCTCTGCTTTTACACGATTGCCATCATACATGAAATAAGCATCGGTTATTTTTGCACTCGTCGTAACATTTAATAAAGTTTCTTTATAAGCGTTGGCGTTTTCCTTAAATAAATAGGGCACATTTCCGTTTTGTAATCCTTCGAGTTCAAATCTAATTTTAGCGGTTTTTCCATTTTTAAGTCCAAAATGTTTCTGCAAATTGGCATCAAATTTTAAGATTTTATTGATTTCACCATCACCATTTGTTGTCGTATCATTATGATAATTAACTTCTTTGCTGTCATTTAAATAGAATTTAATTCTTACCGCTTGATTCACATATCCTGGAATACTTGCCTTGATATGATTAATCTCCCCGGCAAAACCAGATGCTTTCTTTTTGTTGCCGTCATTATAAGTCCAATAAGCTTCGGTTACTTCCGGATGTTTTACAAATATTTTTTTGCTTGATGTTGATTTAGATCCTTGTTTAACATTACTATAAGCTTCAATTGTAAATTCACCTTCTTTTTTAGGAATTGAAAAGGTAAAAGATTCTCCTTTAACTAAATATTGCTTTCCTGCATCATTATTTTCTAATTGCAATGGCAAACGATCCGGAACGTATATTTTACCATTTTTATCATAAACCATCCATTTAATATTTTGTTTTTCCTGTGGAGTCGCTGGTTCAATTTTAAAGTTTTGGGCTTTAAAATGAACGTCTTGATTTGATTTACTCCATAAATAAATATCCTTTTCGGCCTTGTTCTCTACGATCTCTATTCTATTAATAAAGTTTTTGATTGTATTAATAGTGTATTTTTGATTTAAAGCATATTGATCTTTACTAAAAACTTTAATACTGTATTCTCCTAAATTTGGCATAGCAAGCTTAACAATTCTTGTAGAATCCAATTCTTGTTCGTCTGAAACTGTGGTTACTTTATCTGCATTTGTATGAGCGATCTGATAATAAAGTTTTAACGGATTTAATGTTTTTACTTCAAGATTTTTTAATCCTACTTTAAACAACTGTTCTTCTGTAGAAGGTCTTATAAAAGTGGTTTTAATAGTTGCCGGAGCTACGATTGTAATTTCCTGAGCGATTATTTCTACTTCTACAAAAGCCGCTAATTTTAAATTTTTCTTATTCTTACTATTTGATCCGGGATTTTTACCGTAAGCTTCCACTTTATATTTTCCTGGTGTATCAAAATTATAACTAAACGAAGTTCCTTCGTTTATAAAAATAATTCCTTTGTCATTTTTCTTTTGACTATTATAAACAATCCAATTGATATCTTTCTTTTTAAAATCTCCATCCGTTACAAGAACCTCATCAAGAATAAAATCCAGGCTTTCTCCAACGATAAATTTAGTGGCGCCAGTATTTTTAATTTTAACGGCTCCTTTATTTACATCACTTCCCTTGAGCTCTTTGTCATTTATTTCTTTTAAGAAAACATAAACATTTTCTTTCCCAATTTCGGCATAAAGTCTATCCGCACTTAAATTAGGATAGATTTTTGTTTTTGTGGCTATTGTAATCGTGGTTGGTAATGAATCCAGCCCTTCAACTTCCTTTAGTAATAAAAATAGTTCGTTGTATCGTTCAAATAGATTTGCGACATTGATTGTATCATCCTTTAATTGTTTTTGGATTAGTTTCCAACGTGCTGTACTATCACTAGAAATTTTACCTTTAAGTATATTAGCATCAATCGATTTGATCATTTTTTCGCGAACGATCTCCCAGTTAAAATTTTGCACCGTAATAACCTGATTTGCTTGCTTTAATGCAGCATACATTTGTGTAAACAGGGTATGTTCAGGCTTACCATCAAAATCTTTTGCGGAAGTATTTTTATTATTAAAAGCTTCAGAAATCTTGGTCCAATAGTCTATTGCGGCAGTATCATTGATAGCAGTAGCCTGATCTAGTTTCTTTTTGATTTCTTCTTTAATAATTTCGATACTTGGCTCATCAATTCCAGCCTGAAGCATTTGAGGAACTGCCAGGGTTTGTTGCGCTGCCACACTTGCATAAGTCTCAGACATTATAATGTTAACATTGTTTTCGGCTCCCTGAATCGAAGAAGTAATGTTGGCTGATTCGGCAGAACTTACTATTGGACCGCCAGTGTTATCAGCAACGCCTTCTCCGATTGAAGCGTTGGAAGTTGATGTTGCTGTCTCTGCAACTGAAGAAGTATTACCAACCAACTTTGATGCGCCGTTGATGCCTTCTCCAGCTGAGACTATCTGATTTGCTTTTATTCCCTCAGAAACCGAAGAAGTATTGCTCACCGATACCAGTTGTTTTTCGTTTATCCCAACATTAGTATTTGTAGCGCCTTCTCCAATTGAGGTACTAGAATTGTTTGCAATAGCAGTAACATTTAAAGTTTTTTGCTCCTGCCATATTTGCTCTATATCTTTTTGCTGATTTATTTCTTTTGAAACTTTGGCTAACTCTTTTATGATAGCTTCTGTTAAGTGCTCTGAACTTTTTATATCAGCACTATTTTTTATTGAAAGATTGAAATTGTGAATTGCATTTTTACTCATCGCTATAGTGTTTTTTCCGGATGTAAAAGTACTATTGATATGTGTCAATTTAAAATTTCAAACCACTTGTATTCAGTAGTTTCAGTAAGTTTACTTTCTACTGAAACTACTGAAAACAGTAGGCTTTTTTCTCTTTATTTTCCATTCTTCTGACTTACTTTTACACCCTCAAATATCAAATAGAGGCATCTGTTTTTATACCATAATAAGTTGCTAACCCTTCTCTGATTTTCTCAAAAAACAATCACATCATTTTATATTAATCATTTTAAAAACGATAACCATTATGGATTATGTATTACCAAATGGCATTACTAAAATGCCCAAAATACCTGACAAGAATAATTTTCATTTTTTGCCAAATCAAACATTCAAAGAAAATTTTCGCACTCTATAAACCCCAAAACCCGCTCATTATAGAGGCAACAACAATAAGAATTAAAACTTAATTACATAATTTAAAAAAAATAAAAATGGCTTTACAAACATTAAAAACTATTAAAAGCTGGTTTAGAACAGGTTTAAAACCTACACAAGCACAATTTTGGGACACTTGGGATTCCTTCAGGCATAAAAGCGAAAAAATTCCTGCAAAAGATATTGAAGGGATTGATACATTATTTGGAGATAAAATTGTTCCGTCTGGACAATTTATAGTTTTTAAAGTTGATCCAAATACAGCAGATGAATTAGAAATCGGTGATAGTGTCATTGGATACTGCGAAAACAATTTCCTCTGTGAAGCAACGTATTACGGTGGAGATACAAGTTTGATAAGCAGTTTTACTAAATCAAACAATAGTGTAGGAAGAATTATATCATTCACTTTTAACAATCCAAACTACGGTGATATTATTACTTACGAACTGAATGGTGAAGTACTACAAAGAGATTATAGCTGTGGTGCCTATAACGGAATTTATATTATGTTTAAAAGACCCGGAGAACAAGAATTTTCAAGTACACGCCCTAGTGGTGAATACCCGATATCTAGATTATCATGGCTTGAATTAACTCCTGGTACTATTATTAAATTAATTGACACAATTGGTGACTTTGACGATTCGATAGAATATGTAATACAAAAACCTGAATAATACATCTCAAAAAATAATCAATATGAAAAAAGTAATTATACTGTACATGTTAATCATTGGGATGATGGCAGGTGCACAAAATCAAATTATAACAAAACCTTTGCAATTAACCACAGTAAACCAAGGCTTTGCTAATGATAGCGTACTTGTATGGGGTAAAGATAAAATTGTGAAGTTTATGCCTAAAAGTAGTTTCGGCGATAGGGCTTCAACTCATATTACAGCTGGTTACAACGTAACGATTACTGGATCTGGAAATATAAACAATCCATATGTAATCAACGCCAACTATCCAACAAATGGAGCAAGTTATTCTGATAATCCTTTTACCGCATACTGTTTTATTTATCCGGACAGAGGTTTTCAATATTATAAACAAAAATCACCAAGTAACGAAGGAAGAGCTGCTCAGGCAACCTATTCTGACTCAAGTATAAACTATTCATTGCAGACATCTGAAAGCAATGGTATTAATATTGGATTAGAATTAAAATTTCCAAAACCTGGTTCCAGCTACTATACCAGAACCTTACCAATATCTGTTAATGGGAATTTTGCTGATGCAAATGGAAATATAACATTGTCTCAAAATGGCGTTACTCCTACTTTGCAATCTGTAATTAATGTAGGAAATTTTATTACAAATCCTCAAGGAGATAATTTAAAGATACTGCAAGACGATGGAGGTGGGTCTATAAATAGAAAGCTGATCGATATGACCACAAATGGTGTAGGTTTAAAGATTAATAACACAAATATTGGTATTTACAACCAAAGTTCTGGTAATTACCAATACGGTATGCTTTTAATAGATTCCGAAGGATCTAAAGGAATGGCTCAGCTTAATGCTGTCAAATACTCACAAGGCTGTGCAATATCATTTAACAATCAAGAAGGTGCGATTGGAATTTACGGTACCTCTGCTTCGTCAAGACCAATGATAGAGCTTGATAAAAGCTCAAAAGGTCCGGCGATTTACATACAATCTACAAGTACTTCGGCGCCTTTTGTAGTTTCTAAAGCAAGCTCTGGAGGTTATTCTCCATCAAGCAATCTATTCTCTGTCAATAGTACAGGTAGTTTTCAGGTTAATTTTTCGGATGTTATTGCTCCTGCATCTGCTACCGAAAAAGGTGCTGAAGGAGAAGTAAGAATAACTCGTACACATATTTATGTGTGTACTGCAACAAACACTTGGGTTCGTACCGCTTTATCTACCTGGTAATAATATAGATTACCCTCTGGAAACTACACTATTCTAATAAACTTAAACCTAATATTATATGTATAAAACAAAAATTGCTGTAATCGTTAGTCTTTTAATTGTCTTAACAGGCTTTATCGATACTAAATTCGATCTTTTGCAAGAAGCAGGTTTTTCATTGATAACCATCAACAGAATTAAATTGATTGGTTTGTTTTTATCGGCTGCATTACCAAGTATTACACCTTTATTTTTGAAAGAAGAAAAGTAAAATCTGTATTCAAAAGAAAAGTAATACGTCGCTTTTAAACTGAGACACTCAAGATTATTAGAGACATACATTACCTGATGATCTTGAGTGTTTTTTATTTCTAAATAGCTAAAAATCAACTTACACAAATAACAACGAAATTTAAAAAAATGGCAATACAGGCATTAAAGACAATAAAAAACTGGTTCAGAACCGGTTTAAAACCAACACAAACTCAATTTTGGGATACTTGGGATTCTTTTCGGCATAAAAATGAAAAAATTCCTGTAAAAGATATTGAAGGCATTGACGAATTACTTAATTCAAAGACAGACGAATCTGATTTTAAAACAATCAATGGTGAATCAATATTAGGTTTCGGAGATATTATGCTCACAAATGAAAATATCGTTCAATCTGTAAAAGGAATTAATGTCGATAATACAGACCCACAAAATCCAATTATTAGAGGAAATGGAGAGATAAAAGGTGAATTTAAAAATAGTAAAGAAGCAATATTAGCCGGGCTAGTAGAAGGAGATTTATATAATCTTCCTATAAATGCAGAAACAAATAATGCAATAGTCTGTGTAGTAAAGAAATTACAAGGATCTATCTTAAGATTAACATTTGACGATATTAATGCAACTTGTTCAGAAAAAGAAATTACTAATAAATTAAATATAGAGGATTGGAATTCTTATTTTATATCACAAAGCTCATCAGTTTTTGATTCTGTAATAATTTCTGGTAATACTGCAACTTTTACAGGTAGTGGCGGCATGCAATTAATATTTCTATATAATATGGGAATAAATGAATTAGAAATCCTAAATGGATTTGAATATTGTCAATATATGTATTTAACTGGAAATAACATTTCTAAAATGCCTGATATAAGCACTTTATCTAGTTTAAATGGTTTTGCATTAAATAGAAACAATTTAACAGATTTTGTTAATGATATTTCTCTCCCTGATAGTTTGCGATCTTTAAGTTTGGATTATAATAGAATAGTTAATTTCGATCCTACAGGTTTGAATGATGGTTTAGAAGCCATATTTTTAAATAATAATTCTATAGAGACATTTAATCCTTCAATTAAATTACCTAGCAATTTAAAATCAATACATTTATATAATAATAACATAGAACTTTTTGATCCAAGTATTTCACTTCCTGATGGGTTAACCAGCTTATGGCTTAATGCTAATAAAATTAGCGTTTTCGATCCAAGTATTGCGTTACCATCATCACTAGAAGAATTGCAAATTGGTTCTAATTTATTAACGAATTTTAATCCGTCAATACCAATGCCTTCTAATTTATTGAAATTAGAATTAAGTCACAATCAAATAACGAAGTTTGATCCTATTAATGCAATCACATCTTTAAAATCATTATTCCTTATTAATAATAAGTTTACAGAAATAACTCCTGCAATATCTCTCAATGAAGGATTAGAATATTTATTTATGGGAGCTAATCAAATAAAAGATATAAGTACTTTTAATATACCAATAGGTTTAAAGACTCTAGAAATTAATCAAAATCTTTTAACTGCTTTTAATCCCGTTCTACCTCCTACTTTAGAAACTATAATACTTACCGGTAATCCAATTGGCAACTTTAATCCATCCTCAGATTTAAATAATTTAAAATATCTTTATTTAGGCAATACAAGTGCTGATAAATTTAATCCATCCTCAACATTAAATTCTTTAATTCTATTAGAATTAAGTACAAACGCAATTGATTTTGACTGGTCCTTAATAAATTGGATCGTGAATGTACCAAATGCAGGACAACTTTACCATAATGGTGCAGCAACAGGCACACCAACAGCTACGGCATTATTAGCTAAATCTTGGAATTTATATTAGTATTTAGCTTAATTCCAATAGTATCGTTTTTAATGAATTCTTATGAAAGAATTACATTCACAAACCTACATAAACAGCAAAAAAAAAGCGCTCTAAAACAAACAGTCAAACGTTATGTTTCATGCTGAAACTACTGGAAACAAGCTTCTTATTTTTCGTTTTTCAGGCTCTTCTATCCTATTTTTACATTCTAAGATCCCAGTACATTCTGTACAAAAGCGACACTCAAAAATTCGAGTTTCTCAAATCCACAATTTAATTTAACAATCAAATCCACTATAATATGGCAACAAATATTAATACTATTTTAGGCTGGTTTAAAACCGGCAAAAAACCAACACAAAAGCAATTTTGGGCCTCCTGGCAAAGTTTTTGGCATAAAGAAGAAGAAATACCTCAAAGCAGCATAACCAATCTGATAAGTGTGCTCGACAATAAAGAGAATATAAACAATAAAAGCTTAATACTTTCTTCATTATCAACAAACAATGATTACCCATCTTCAAAGACTGTATATGAATTTGTAAATGAATTTGTAAAAAGTGAAAACAACATAAATACCGCAGAAGTATTAAATTTAGTACAATCTGGTTCTTTGATTCCCGGTAATTATTATTTAATAAATGATTTTCAAACAATCTATACCATTAATGGTTCAGATTCTTCTCCAAAAATAACTACAAAGCGAATAGACTCTTTTATCTCAGATTCTGCTGCTCTAAATGGCGGATACGATTTGAATTTAACTCTTGGAAAAAATGTAACTATTACAAAACTTCCCGAAGGTTATTCAGGTGCGTTAACTGTGGGTTCAACTACAACTGTGTCTCTTGTCGATCAAGGTTATTATTTCTGTTTTGCTAATGGAATGGAAAGGGTTTTAGAATTAGAATTTCAATACGAAATGCCAAGATATTCTAATGGAATCGCAGACAATATAGTTGTAAATGATGCTAATGGAAAACCAATTGTACGCCCGGGAGGTGTATTAAATATTGATGTTCACGACAACAGTCCATATATGAATATGTTGGCTAATGAAAATTTAGGAGTTCCTTTAGAATCAATTATTTTAAGAGCAAAATCTACAAACGAATTTGAATTAGAAGGAAAATCAGTAACATATCCTGACGATATTATTGAATACAGATTACCTGTTGCAGGCAATGTTGCAACAAAAGGTACAATATTAAGACGTTATAATAATGCTCTTAACATTGACTTAAAAATTGACTGGAGAGTACAACGTTATCGAAGATGGAAAATTTCTGCTGATTCTATTTTAAAAATACTTAACCAGGATCAACCTGTTACCTCTTTAACCGGATTTGCCGGTGTCTATCAATTTACAGCAACAAATTCTACTAAACAAACACCTGAAAGATTTTACATCACTTACGATTTAGATTGTAAATCTTTGACTATAGATGCTAACACTAAGATTATTGATTTTACAATGCAGGTTAGTTCTTATGATGCTGCCAAAGATTTTACGATTTTTGAATTAGATCAAAATCATCAACCAGTTAATATTAAGCAGATGAAAGTTTCAGGGGCTTTTGATAATAGTGTAATTCAGAATAATTTGGGCGATCTGAATTTTGATGCTGATGTCGATATCGAAGAATTAACTAATACAACATTTGTCTGTTCTGCAGTAAGTAGTGGTTCTTTTACCAAAATCTCAGAAAACTTATTTTTAGATAGTTTTTACATGTCTCCATCTGCTAAATCCGGGCTATCAATTTCTAAAACAAAGGTATTACCATTTTTTATTGTTAGTAAGACAAGTTCATCTGAAATTTCTAGTTGTATAATTGGCGCTAATAGTAACAATTACAACGGTAATCCTATTCCCTCAGTTAGATGGCCAAAAATAGAAAATTTACAAAGTACAACTTTAAACAAAGTCCTTTTAGGCGGATCAACACCAAATTATAATTTTAACAACTCTGAAATTAGTAATTGTACTTTGTTTTTCTATCTTAATCAACGCAATGTGAATTCATTATCGTATAATGAAGATACTAAATTAACATTCAATAATTGTGTAATGTTTGCAATGTCAATTTTCAACAGATCTAAATTAGGAAACATCATATTCAGTGATATAACAGGCAATGTTTTTTATACACCACCATCTGCATCCGGAAGAGATGTTTACGTAAATTCAGTTGATTTAAATGAAATTAAAATTCAGATGAATAAATACAACCACAAATTATTCTATGAAGAACGAAATGCTTCAGATGTTTTAACGGTTAATACTTATGCCGCTCCTTTACCATAAAACAGTAAAAGGTTATTCTCTTAAAAAAAGAATCTACTCTAAAATACATTCCATTTAACTAATACATCAAAGTCTATCGAAGATCACAAATCCTCTTTTAGACTTTGATGTCTTTTTGTAAAAAATAAAACATAAAACGCTAACAACAAGTAACTTAACCAAATCCATTTTCAGCTGAAACTACTGAAAACAAACCTCTTAATTTTCGTTTTTCAGACACTTCTACCGTATTTTTACACTCTAAAATCACAGTACATTTCGTACAAGAGCGACACTTAAAAAATTCGAGTTTCTCAAAATCCACAATTTAATTTCGTAATCAATTTCAATATAATATGGCAACAAGTATTAATACCATTTTAGGCTGGTTTAAAACTGGCAATAAACCAACTCAAAAACAATTTTGGAATTCCTGGCAAAGCTTTTGGCATAAAGATGAAGCAATACCACAAAGTAGTATAACCAATCTAAAAAGTACACTGGATTCTAAAACAGATGAATCACAATTCGAAAGTCACAAACTTGATCGATCTGCTCATGCTACTTTATTTGATGCTAAAGAAGATAAAACTCAAAAAGGTGTTTCTAATGGATATGCTCCATTAAACAGTTTTACAAAATTGGCAAGTCAATATTTAGACATAATAAATGACTTGGTTTCTGGTGGTTCTACTTCACTTTTAAGCGCAGAGCAAGGTGTGATTCTGCAAAACCAAATCAATAATATAAATACATTGTTGGTTTCAGACAATCTAAACCTCAACACATTTCAGGAAATTGTTGATGCCATTGAAGTTGTTCAAACTTCATTAAATTCTATTTTAGTAAATGATCTTACAACTGGCGGAACAACCAAAGCTTTGACTGCTGAAATGGGAAAACTACTGCAAGCCACAAAAGTCGACAAATCTTCAGGAAAAAGTTTACTTGCAGATTCCGAAATAAACCGTCTTGCAACACTCGTTAATTATGTACATCCAGCAAATCATCCGCCAAGTATTATCGCTCAGGACGTTAATAATAGATTTGTAACAGATGCTGAAAAAGCAACTTGGAATGCTAAACAAGCTTCACTTGGTTTTACTCCTGAAAATATCGCTAACAAAAATGTTGCAAACGGATATGCCGGACTTGGTGTTGACGGAAAACTGATCTCTTCACAAATTCCTTCGATAACTATAAATGACACTTTTGTAGTTGCTTCAGAAACTGAAATGCTAGCTTTAACTGTAGAAACCGGAGACATAGCAGTGAGATCTGATTTAAATAAATCTTTTATCTTAAAAGGTAAAAATCCAACACTATTATCAGATTGGCAAGAATTGCTTACGCCAACTAGTGATGTAACAACCGTTTTTGGTCGTAACGGAGCAATTACAGCTCAAACCGGAGATTATACAGCTGATCAAATCACTGAAACAGCCACGAAGAAATTCCAATCTGCAAATCAGCAAGCGTTTAATGATGCAACGTCCAGTATTCAGACACAATTAAATTCAAAAGTATCAAATGCAACCCATACAGGTGATGCAACAGGCGCAACAACTTTAACTGTAAAAGGAATTAATGGAACTTTACTTTCAGAATTGCCAACTGGTATTTTAAAAAATACAACTGCTACCGGCGTTCCTGTAATTGCAACAGCAAGTGATTTTCCAATATTAAATCAGGATACTACAGGAACGGCAAATAATGCAATAAATCTTGGAGGACAATCTTCTACCTACTATGCACCGATTAATTCACCAGCATTTCGAGGAAGTCCAACAGCTCCAACTCCGGCATTGGGAACAATCAATGAGCAATTAGCCACTACAACTTTTGTCGCACTTACAAATTTAGACAACGTAAAAACATCTGGAAATCAAACTATAAACGGTAGTAAATGGTTTAATGGTTCTGTATTATTTGACTCTGGAGTTATCTTTTTAAAACAACCTTCTAATTCAGCATACAATACGATAATGACACTGCCGGATGGAATAGTAATTAGCCAAAATTCTAACGGTGACTTTAGAACAGACATAACATCAAAAGGTATAAAATTTGGTCGAGGAGCTGTTCAGGCAGAATTAAATACAGATAATTTAACAACTTCCAGAACTTTTTTAATTCCAAACCAATCGGGAACTCTGGCATTAAAAGGAGATTTTTTAACAACACCCTCAGGTGACACTTTAAGACCTGCACTGATAATTCCAAATGGACATTTAACTACAACTCCACAAGATGGAGCAATTGAACGTGATTGGAACGGAATATTATGGGAAACTCATGGCGGAGTAAGAGAAAAAATAGGCGTTCCGGATGTTCCATATAAAAGTATTACGAATCTAAATACCTTATTTACAAGCTACAGAAGAAGTTCTGTTAATACTTGTCAGGTAAATTATCAAAGCGAATTTGCTCCTGATACTTCTCCATCATGGGGAATGTTAACAAGTTGTAAAACAGATGATGCCGGAGATTATGGTACTCAAACCTATATTTCGATGGGAACAATTCCTAATACTTATGTTCGAAATTGCAACAATGGAACATGGTCTGCGTGGGTGAAATTAAATTAAGCTTCACATTAGAAAATAAATATTTAAAAGCAATATTAATCTAAAGCTTACGCCAAAATCGATTGAAAAGTAAAATCCCTTTTCTCAATTTTGGCGTATTTTTTTGACACAAAAAACCTTGTTTGACTAATCCAAAAAACCGGTGATTAAGCCTTCTCCAAATAACCACGCAAAAACAACAATAAATAACTAAATAACAGTCAGTTATATATAATTTATTTTCTACTGAAACTACTGAAAACACAACTCCAATTTTTCGTTTTTCAGACACTTCTGCCGTATTTTTACATACTCTAATTCCAACTATTAGTTTGCCGAAAAGGCGCAAAAAAACTCCTGCTTTCAAAATATTTCTGAAAGTGGACACCTCAACTATACACGTAATTCAAATCATCATATTAATAATTAAAACAATACACTAATCATGGATTATACACCAAAAGATTTAGGAGAAACACCTAAAACACCAGACATGAGTAATTTCAAAAATCCTTTAACCCAAGCATCGGCAGGAAGCATTTTTATAGAAAGCTTTAACATCGCGCCTTTAAGTGTATCCGAAAAAAGCGAAAGTCTGTGCGAAGCCATTAAAAAAGAAAGCAGAGATTCTAATATCTAATATTCGAAAATTACAACGCTTAATTCTCCACCAGAACAAAAGATAAAACCGCTAAAAAACAAAAAAATGCCAGACGAAACAACCATACAAAACCTAAAAGAAAAATACGGAACCGTATTAAAACTTACCTCAGCCGACGAATTAGCAGCTACTTATTGCAAAAAACCTTCGTTCAATACCTTCTTAAACTATCAAAATATATACAAAGACAATCCGCATGAAGCGATCTTGTTTTTGTTTAAAGAATGTGTTCTTGATCAGGAAAATTATGATGATGAATTCATGCTTTCGGCAGGAAATTCAATTGTTGCGATGATAAAAAAAGACAGTGAATTTACGATAGATGCAACTCCGCAAAAAGACGAATTCAAAAAATCGGCTGCACTTATTAGACAAGCTTTTCAGGTCGATCCATATCAACTTTCTATGGATGAGTTTTACAAACTTCTTGAAGAAGCTCTTTGGTTACAAAAACACAATGAGAAAAGAATGGAAAATACTCTCATGACCGCCTTTGCACAAACATTTTCAAACTAAAAAACAAAAAATAAATCATTATGAAATTCAATTTTAATGTAAACGAAGTTTTAGATACCAAAAATCCCGAATATACCGGTATTAACTATAACGAATCTGAATCGAAAGATTTTATTATCGATAAAACCGGAGGCGAATTTAACTTAAGAGTCTTTGCTCCTTTAGTTTTTGAACCTCTAACGAAAAGCGATCTTAATCTGCCAAGTTTACGAATCGATGCCGTTACTGTAAATCTTAATCGTTCAAAAGTTATCAAAAAAGAAGGAATCGAAGGAAGAGATTCAACTATAAAAGAGCACATTACAAATGGTGATTTCAGCGTTTCAATCGAAGGATTAATTGCTAATGAAACCGGAGATGAATATCCAAAAGAAAAGCTTTTTTTATTGAAACAATTCTTAAATGCTCCTTATTCTTTAAGAGTAACACACGCCATTTTGAACCGATTTGGTATTTACGAATTAGTAATCGACTCCTACTCGATTCCTTCAATTTCGGGAACAAAAAACATTCAAAAATTTACTGCCAGCGCCACATCAGACGAAACCGTAGAACTAATAATCAGAGACAATGCTTAAACTAAATGCCCGAATTAAAGTCTACGAAACGATACGACTTATTCCAACTCCTAAATATTATGAATTTACTTATGTCAAAAATGTAGACATAAGCAGTTCGTACAAATCCCTGACCGATACGGCAACTCTTGTGATGCCCAAAAAAGTATATACGGATACTAAAGGATTCGACCAAAACTTGTTTGCAAATGCCAGCGGTGAAGAAAAAACAATACATGATTTTTTTAAAATCGAAAATTACATCGAAATATTCTTAGGATATGATGGCGATTACAAACCAGCTTTCAGAGGTTATATTACAGGAGTTCAATCAGATATAACAACTGCTACAATAACTTGTGAAGACACAATGTATGCTTTCAAAAAAGTAAAAGCCGTAAAAGATGACGATGTTCAAAACAAAAATGACGTTCTGAATCTTGTCGCAACAAACCCAACGACAAATGTTGAAAAATTTAATCCTAAGATTTTTTTCGAAAAAAGAATCAAAGAACTAAAATTACCTTTTAAAGTAAATGCACTTGACGAAGAATTGGGTAATATATTGGTTAACAGAAACCAAAGTTTGGCTCAGGTTTTTGAAATGCTAAAAGACAAAGGAATCTATACTTATTTTAAAACCGAACAAACTGGTCCTGTTCTTACTATTACCAATAATCCGCAACAGCACACTTTTGCTGAATTGGGTGGTTTTATAACTCGAAATTTCATCAAAAGTCCATTGGCGGGAACGCTTGTCAAAAAATTAATCAATCAGGGACTTAGTATTTTAAGTTCTCAATTGGACAAAGCCGGGAAATCAATCTCCGGAAGTTTCCCTGGAAAAGCACGTTTTAAATTTCGTTATAATATTATCGAAGACAAATTAGTTGTCGTTAACGAATCTACAAAAAACACGCGTACTCGAGTTGAGAAATACTTTAAGAACTCAAATACTCCAATTTACATTGAATTGGGCGATCCGAATGGACAATTAACCAAAACCCATGTTTTGCATAATGACACCGATGATTTGCCAAATGATCCAACGGCTTTCAAAAAGGTAACAACACAAGTTGCTTCAGAATTGTATCAATATGCCGCTTTGAGAGCAATGGAATCTAAGCCAAGCGGGTTTGAGGGTTCTTTCCTGACTTTTGGTGAGCCTTTTGTGCGACCAACAGACAAAGTGATTCTTGAAAACGCAAAGGACAAAGAAAAAAACGGAACTTTTCAGGTCGAAAAAGTAGAACGAAGTTTTGGTGAAAACGGGTACAGACAAAGGATTTTTATAGGACGAAGAGTAGAAGCAATCTAAAAATACATAAATGGGAAATATAACAGATCTAATAAAAGATGTCGCCAATAAAAATCAAATGATTGAAACTTTTGCGGCAAAAGTCATCGAAATAAATACAGAAGCAGAATCGCTTCACAATCCTGAAGATGCTTATACTGTAAATGTAATGCGAGCTGATGGCGCTATCATAAAAAATGTACGATTAAAAGCTTCGATTCTTGATTTGGAACAAGGAATTATTAGCATTCCAACAAAAGACAGTTGGGTTTTGGCCACAATCATTGATGGTGTAGAAACGAGAGCTTTTGTTTCGCAGTTTTCTGAAGTCGAACGTACTTTTATTCGCTTCAAAAATGACCAAAACCGTTATTTGGAAATTAACACTAATGTGGATAAACTTGAAATGTTGTTCAAAGAAAAAGAAAGTACTGATCCTTCATCAACTTCTGCACCTACATACAAAAATATCGCACATTTAGAATTTAATGGAAAAAAACCAGGTCTCAGAACTTCTTTTTACAATGAAAATGGCAAAGAAATTTCGACAAATTTCTTTAATGGCAATATGCAAGAAACTATTTTGAGCACTATAAATGGCGAAAATACGAGAGAACGCGTAAGGTTTTCGATTTCTTCAGGAGATAATCCAAGTGCCAGAATACAACTTTCAGATACTGATGGCAACGAAAAACAAAAAATAACTTTTGACGAATTACATACTGAAATTAACTTAGAAAAAGGAAATACAATTTTCAATTTAAAAGATAATGAAGCCAAAGTAACGATCAAAGACGGTTTTGAAGCAATAATTTCAGATGCTAAAACTTCATTTAAAAAAGGAAATTTAACTCTTGAAATGGATGATCGATTTAAAATTGACGTAGGCGGAAAAAGTTTAAAATCAAAACTAGAAGAATTAATTGATGAAATTGGAAAAATTACAGTAACCACCCCAGTCGGACCATCAGGAATTCCCATCAATTTACCTCAACTTATAACAATTAAAGGAAAACTAACAGAACTACTAAAATAATAAAACCATGCCTTTAAATAAAGCAATTTTAGAACAAGCAATAAAATCTCTTTTAATTGAAGAGAAAGCAAAAACAGATGATGGTTCTTCTTCTATAGATAATATCTCAGCAAAATTGGCAACTGCAATTGACACATTTGTCAGATCAGGACTTGTAACTACCAAAGTAACTACAACTGGTAGTGCTTCTGCTCAAACCGGAACCGGAACTGGAGAAATTTCATAACAAACTTAAACTAAACTTAAAATGCCTCTTGCAATTTGTTGCAAGAGGCATTTTTATTATTTAAAAACCTGAACTTAATTAAAATCGAAGTTTAAATTTATCTTTAAAACATTAATTCAGCTTCTTTCTCAAAGTCTCTTCCATTTCGTAGAATTTACTTTCGAGATCATGAATCTTTTCATAAATATTAATTGGATCCGGCATTTGTTTAGAAGCGTACATACTTGCGTACCAAACTTCCAGAATATCCTCGGCATAAATAGAATACATTGGGTAATTTCCGTCTCTGTTATCAGATTTAAGGATTAATTTTCCGCTTTCTCTAATTCGGTTTAAAACCCTTTTTACCACTACTCCATCATTCTTGCTGATAATAACATAAATTCTTCCGTCAAGAATATCATCAAAATTATCGACATATTTCCCAAAAAGATAATCTCCGTCATGAATTGTTGTAGACATCGAATTTCCTTTAATTTCAAAACAACGATAAGTTCCGTTTTTTAGCATTGGCATACTAAATGAAGGAAGTGTTTCCATATATTCCGGATCCGAATATCCATCTAAATAACCTGCACGGGCTTTTACTCCAACAAAATTAATATTTTCTTCACCGTCTTCATTTACCGTAATAATCTTTGGCAGATTTAAACCTACTTCAGCAGTTGTTTTATTGGTAAAAATTTCATCACTGTCTCCAAAAAAATAATCCGGATTTACATTACAATGTGTAATTATGCTTTGGAGCAAATCAAAACCAGGTTTTGTTCTTTTTCGATCTCCGTCAGCTTGTAATCTTCCAATCGTGATACTATCTATTGTAGTACTGGTTACTCCTATTAACTTCGCAAATGAGTTATTGTTTAACTTCATCTCGTCTATAATACGTTTGATCTTAGTATGTATTTCCATGTTGTAGTTGTCTTTATTGCATTATGTAATATGTTTTAGATAAAACAAAACATTCCACTATATGTTGCAAAGCTAAATAATATATATTGAATAATTGCACTCATTTACATTTTTTCTTTAAAATAGCTGATTTACAAGCTATTTGTAACCCATTTCTTATTGTATTACTTGAACATTCGAGATAAAAAATTAAATCATATTACTGAAATAACTGCATTTTTTAGCGTAATATGTTGTGTAATTTAAAACATATGTTGTATATTTGTAGAAAATAAATCCATCATATGATTCTAAAAGACTTTTATACCGAAAAAAAGAACGCAATCGAAGCAGAGTTCACTTCTAATGCGCCAACAGTTCAGCTTTATAGTGATGCTGTTTTTAAAACTTCTATCGAAACGCCGTTAGCAATGTTTAAATACGACACTGTAAACTGGGAAACATCTTCTGAAAAAAATTACAAAGCAGATGTGTCATTTTGTTTGTATATCGTATTACCAGTTGATACTATTTCTTCAACAAGTTATGCAAATGCATTCGACATTGCGCAACGAATTGACAAAGCCGTATTGTCTAATAGCAATAATAACGCTCTTATTGACACGAATTCGACTTTTAAAATTAGAGAAAAACAATGTACAAACGAACATACTTACTGGAACAAAAATGATTATTTCATCTGGGAGATCACTTATAAAACAACATTGATCGAAAATACCTTAAAAAAGAAATATATCCTTTTTAACAACGGATTAAGCAATGAAGAATTAGAAGATCTGGGATATGACTTAACTTCTGGAATAATCGGGATAAATCCAAATCAGGTTAAGGGAGATATTGATCTAAATACAAATAATTAATCAAAAAGTTTATTCATCTAAAATTGTAATATCTATGAATTAAAACTCATAAAATCTAAGCCACCAAAAAACCTAAAGCATAATTAAATTAATCCCATCATTAAATACCACAGATGAAAAGAAGCAGAACACTATTAGACAAAAGGAGAGATTATGTTATTAACTATCTTAATAGAAATCAAGCTAAACAAATGAAAGTTGTAGTATCTGAACTTTCGGATACTTTGTTCCTGACAGAGCGTACTATTTATACGATTATAAATGAAGGTCTCGCTACTGAAGCCCAAGCTTAAAGCACTGAAACTACTGACTTTGACCACGAAAAAAATTGGAAAAAGCAACATTGAATCTTAAATTTGTACTCGATATCAAAAGCAAATTTATCTCTTGGCCAAGAGCAAAATTCAATTAAAAAATCAGTTTTTACAAATCATCCAAAAATAGAAATTCTGCTTTTTGGATTCTGAATTACAAATAGCATTTTAGATAATAAACCATTGATTATAGCAAGTTTCACTACTTGTTACAGCCCCTCTTTTGCCCTTTTTTGAGCAAAAACCCAAAAACAAATTTTTAAACAATTAAACATTTTATATTATGAGTAAATTAAACGATGTAGTAATTAACAAACTATCAGGCGGATTAGGAAGAAGAACTCCAGAACAAGACATGGTTTCAGGATTGCTTTTTAGCGGAGTTACCACTGACGAACTTGAGGCTGACAAAGTAGTTCTTTTAGCTTCATTAGAAGATGCTGGAGCATATGGTATTACAGAATCAAATGATTTAGGCGGTCAATCTGTTTACTACCAAATTCAACAATTTTTCAGAATGAATCCTTCTGGTGATTTGTATATCATGAAAACAGCAGCAACTTCTTATGAAAACATTGCAGGAAAAGCAAAAGATATGCAGGAAAAAGCAAACGGAAACATTCGCCAATTAGCAATTATATTTGCTGGTGAAACAACAACATTTGCACAAACCCTAGCCGCAGTTGCAGCAGCACAAACACAAGCTAAGTTTGCTTATGAAGATTATATGCCTTTTGAAGTTATCCTGGAAGGAAAAGGATTCAGCTCTGACGACACTACTTCTTTAGCTGGATTAGGAGCTGAAAATGTATCTGTGGTTATTGCAATGGACGTTGAAAAATCAGAAAAATATCCAAACTCTGCTGCAGTTGGACTAGCATTGGGTGCAATTTCTAAAGCAAAAGTATCTGAGAACATCGCCTGGATCGAAAAATTCAATCTTACTGGTGAAGGTTTTGCAAAAGCAGGTTTTGTAGGCGGAGAAGAAGTTAAAACTCTTGGAATCTTAGGAGACTTAAACGAAAAAAGATACATTTTTGCAAGAACTCACACAGGTTTACCAGGTGTTTATTTTAACGATAGCGCAACTTGTACTACAGGAACATCTGACTTTGCTTATGTAGAAAACAACCGTACAATCAACAAAGCAACTCGTTTATTGCGTACTGCTTTATTACCAAAATTGGCTTCTCCGGTTTTAGTAGATATTGATGGAAAATTGCCACAATCAGTTTCAAAAAGCTTTGAAGGTTTATGCAGATCTGCTTTAGAAGGAATGATTGCAAATCAGGAAGTTTCGGCTTTTGATGTTTATGTAGATCCAAAACAAAACATTTTAGCAACTTCAGAATTAAAAGTAAAAGCAGAAATCACTCCGGTTGGAACTGCTCGTAAAATTATGGTTGATCTTGGATTCAAAAATCCTTTTGGAATCGACAAAGCATAATTTACCATTCACAAAACAATAAAAAATTCACCAATGTTATTGCCATAATTCGCTTGCGACAAATGCAACTGAAGCAAGGTTATAGCTCCTGAACGTTATCGGGATTATTAAAAAAACAAATAAAGCTACATATGAATAAATTACCATTAATTAACGGACAACAACACAGCTGGTCATCAATTGAAGTAAGTATTGCAGGTAACATCGTTACCGGAATTACAGCTGTAAACTATAGTGACTCAGTATCTAAAGAAAACCATTACGGAGCTGGAGATATGCCAGTTCACAGAGGTAGAGGAAAATATGAGGCAAAAGCTTCAATCACTTTATACAACTATGAAGTTGAAGCAATTTTAGCCGCTTTACCAAAAGGACAAAGATTACAGGATATCAATCCTTTTAGCATCATCGTAAGTTACCTTGATGATAGTAACGAAGTGATTACGCACACAGTAAGAAACTGTGAGTTCAACTCAAACAGCAGAGGAATTAGCCAGGGAGATACTAAAATTGCAGTTTCTTTTGACTTGATCTGTTCTCACGTTGAGTGGAATTAATCAGCCGATAAATTCCTAAAACCATAATCCCCTTCCCTGTCTCTAAAACCGACTAAAAAGAGAAAACCAATATCAAACGCGTTACGCAAAAAAGAAGTTCAAAAGCAACATGATTTTTGCAAGCAAACTATTCTACACGCTCTTTATTCGTCCGTTTTAAGCAGGGAATTTACTTCAGGAGGCTGCTTTGAGGGTATTCAACTTCAATAGAAATAACTCAGGCAGCCTCTTTTTTTTATCAGTTTTCATAAATAATTCAATTTCTATAAAGAATAGAAAAACGTTAATCAGTTACAATAACTGATTATGACATTTATACCCGTGTCTCACAGAATTATGCATTGCTATTGCATTTTAGCAAAAGCAAAAGACACCACTAAATCTGACATCAATTACCCAATCATAAAAACAAACAATATCTCTCAAAATGGAAAACACAATCTCTAAAACTGCCGATGTTCTTGACGGAAATATTACTCAGGCACAACTAAACCAATGGAAATACAAGCATAAAAAAGTAGTTAAACTGACCATTTCTGATGATGACGAAACTACATTATTTGCCTATTTCAAAAAACCGGATATGAGTATCAGATCTGCAGTATTGCAAGCTTCAAAAATGGATGAATTCAAGGCTCTTGAAGTATTATTCAAAAACTGTTATTTGGGCGGCGATGGCAAAATCGAGCAAGAAGATGATTTGCGTCTCAACATTACCACAGCATTCTCAGATCATATTCAACCAAAACCTGTTAAAGTAGAAATACTGTAACGGCAAGCATTTTTTATTCTTCTCTGTAAAACACCAAAATCATGATTATTAAAAACCATACACTAGAACTTAAAGACATCAGCGCTTCTGAAATGGGCCGGTTTCGGCAAATTATGCTTGGCATTTGGCGTCAGCAGATTGAGGATGATAAAAATGCTGGAGAAATGGAAAAACCCATTGCTTTAAAATATGACAGCACAAAGGAGCAAAAAACTTCTTTAAAAAAAATAACACAACACAAAGCAACTGTAAAACAAATTAACAAAAGAGGATTTGTAATAGCCGAAAACGGTATTCGCTTGCACGCAACACCTTCTCCAAATGATACATCATACTTAAGCAAAAAAGGCATTTTTGGAAAAGTTTACAAAGTAGTAAGTGAAGTCGTAGTAATGCATGAAGATTTAACCAACAAAGGATGGTATAAAATAAAAACCGCTGATCACAAATATGGTTATATCGAAACACATAACATTATTTTAATTCCGCATGACAATTATTTAGACAAATACACTCGTACTTTTCTATATGTAAAACCAAATTATAATTTTGAAAATAATATCGCCAATGTTTTTTATAAAAATTATAAGATAGAAACGGGAAATGATCGAAGAACTTTGGCAGAAGCTTTCTATTTAATTAATACCAAAAGCAATCACAATCACGGTATTGTTTTGAAGGAAGAAACTCTTAAAACTGGCAAATCCTTTGAATTAGCAATTAAAGCAGCTCATGATCCTGATTTTCATAAAGCAAGGATAACCTACAGCCAATTGCAATTATCTGCTAATCACATTGTACGTATTCCCAATCAACAATATATACAATTACAACGTCAAATAGGCAATCTAAGTTCTCGCTCCGAATTTATGAATACCGCTATAAAAACTGGTGATATTATTGCAGAAATATTAGCAGGAGTTGGCGGATTAATTGTAGGGGTCATAGAAGGTATTCTAAGAGGCATATATGATAGTTTGGTAGGAATTATAGAATATATTGAAAGTATAATAGACACGATTAGAGATTTATTATCAGGCAAGTTTCTTGACAAATTGAAAGAAATGTATGAAGCTATTATCAAATTAGCTAATTCAAGTTGGTCAGAGCTAAAGAATATCTTATACTCTTTTCTAGGTAGTATAGGAGATAGCGTAAAAAAAGTAATAGAAAATTGGTTTTCTTCATCCTCTTATGAAAAAGGGAAAGTAATAGGGCTCTTGCTGGGAACAATTTTACTAGAAGTTATAGTAGGAATATTTACTGGTGGTGGTGAAGCATTTGCAAAATTGGCCTCAAAACTGGGGAAATTGGGTAAAATTTTAATGAAAATAGAAAAATTTACCCATGAAGTAAAAGAGAAGTTACTATCCAAACTACCCAAAAAACTTTTTGAAAAAGGAGATTATATACATGATCTGGATGATAGTAAAAACTGGATGCGATCGGCTTTGCTAATTCAAGCCAGAACCACTGCAGAGATTATGGATGCAAGAGGAGACAGTATTAGTCAATTAATGACTTTTTTAAAGCTATCCGGTAAACTGTATCCTAAATTAAAACCTAAATGGGATAGCACACATAAGGGAGGTAATATATATGCTATTACACTTACCGCTAGTCCAACTAAAACAGTAGATAGTAATTTTTCAAGTAATGAAAAAAAAGATGGAGAAAAAACAGATCTTGTAAAACGAAAATTTAAATCTAAAACTGTAAAAAAATTAGAGGAAGCAATTGCTAAAGTCGACAACAAAGTCGCACAAGAAAAACTAACTAAACTTTTAAACAAAGGAGATGAGGTTTCACAAAACGTAGTCCAGGAATATTTAGCAAATAACAACATTAGCGGTAGAGTCATAAAGAATAAAGGCGTTTTACAAAAAGCACTCAATAAAAAAGTAATTCAGACCTATAAAGAACGTTTTCTAAAAGTAGATTTACGGGATGCTAAAGGAATAAAAATAGATGTAGCCAATTTATCAGACGAGCATTTTGAAAATCTCTTTAAAAATAATTATTTTATGAAACACAATGGCAAATTGATTCCCATAAAGTTTGAAGCTCATCATATAATCCCAAAAGATTTATTGCTCGATGATGATATGGTAGAATTGCGTAACTTCGTTTCCCGAAACAAAGAAAATTTTGATTTTAACGGACTGGACAATGGTATTCCTGTACATAAATTGGATGCAGATTTTCCTGAATTAGGTGGACATAGCAGTCATAAAAAGTACAATAATTTAAGTAAAAAAAGGATATTAGACATCAAGGATCAAAGTTTAGATGAATATGGCCTTTTCGATCAAAATTTATTTGATAAAAAATTATCAAATTATATAAACAAAACACGTGAAAAAATTATAACTGAAGTTATTGAAGAAAGTAAAAAAATTAATAATTTAAAATTATAAAAAATGAACTTATATAAACTAGACACTCCGGTTAAACCATATATATATAGAACTCAATCTATTGATCCATCAGATAATTTGCCTTTTTCTGGAGAAAACTATAATGAAAATGAAGATTTTACTGATACAATAAATAAACTACACTTTCGATTAGAAAGAGATGTTTACGAAAAAAAAATGACTGCTGATTTTTTATACGAAGCCATTGATTTTTATAACGGGCCACTAATTCTTAAACCAAATCAGGCAAGAACTTTGCGCTTTTACACAATATCTCTTAAATTAAAGGAGTTACTAGAAAAATTAAACTTACCTAAACACAGATTCTATCCAATTACATTAAATATTGATACCGGAAAAGATTTACCTTATTATATATTACAAATAGATATTTTCATGATTCCATATGTTGATTTTAACAAATCAAATGTTTACGGATTGAATGTAGAGACTGAAGAGCTTACTTTTTTTAAAACAGGAGAAATAAAAGATAGTGACGAATTATTTAACTTACGAGAAAAAGAACTATTTTCAAGATTTCAATCACAATATTTCACCTTAGAATTAGATTGGGTTTATATGGCTCCTTCTTTTCTTATCTCTGAGAAATCTAAACAATTATTTGAAGACAATAACATAGTAGGAATGGAAATCACACCATTTTATGAGGTTAAATCTGATTATGATGAGCCAAATGATTTAGGTTATTTAAATTATTATGGTGGTCGTGAAATTATCATCAATGGCAAAAGTACAATGGATGGTTTAGATATTAATGATTTTCCAAGAGCTGATAAAGAATAAAAGAACTTCTTATATTTATCTCAAACACCCGTTTTTCAACTCTGAAAAACGGGATTTTTTTTATCATTTATTTTCGTTTTTGGCTACACAATAAAACTACAAAAAACACAAAAACCTCTACTGAAACTACTGATTTACAACATCATATTATTTTTTCAGCACGCTATTTCGGCGTATTTTTACACTGTAATTAAAAGCACTTATACTATCAAAATTGTTGTTCTAAAAAAGGAACATTTTTACTACTTATTTAAGGAATTCTTTTAACCGAAAATAAGTTTCAAAACACAAATAATCTTACCGAATAATTAAAAATCCTGACTGTTTTTGAATAATCAGGAAAGGCTTTTTATGCTTAAAAGTTGAAATCATTAATAAATACAAATATGGATCAAACAACAAAAAAACACATTGATTTGCTTCATCCTTCGGTCAGGGAAGAAGTTACCAAAATTATTGAGGAATGCGATCTTGCTTTAACCGGAAAGGCTAAAGTGAGAATTACGCAAGGACTCCGATCTTTTCAGGAACAAGAAGATCTTTATGCTTTTGGACGAACTAAACCCGGAAAAAAAGTGACGAATGCCAAAGGCGGACAATCTGTTCATAATTATGGTTTTGCTGTAGACATTTGTCTCATAATCGATGGTAAAACCGCTTCCTGGGATACTGCTAAAGATTGGGATAACGACCAAATATCTGATTGGCAGGAATGTGTCAAAATTTTCAACAAATACAACTGGAACTGGGGCGGAGACTGGAAAACATTTAAAGATCTTCCGCATTTTGATAAAAAAGGATATAGCGACTGGAAAGTTCTTAGCAAGCTAAAACGCGACAGAAAAAACTATGTAATCTTATACAAATAAACAGATGAAGCTTTCAAAATTAAAACTAGCATCATTTCTAATTGTTCTTTCGTTTACAATTACTTCTTGTATTTCGACAAAAACCGCGCTTTACGATCACTATTCTTATCAAAAAACTACAGAACTAAAAGTAGAAACAATAAAATTGATGAATGTCGCAACTCAGCCTTATGCTCTTCATAAAGAAGAGGTTGAGAATTTATTGCTTGATCTTGATAAATTGGCCGAATATGAAAAAAACAAACCAAATAACGAAATCACTTTTGCGATGTGCAAGATTTTGAACGATAAAGAAAAAAATCTTTTGGCCGGTTTTTTCAAACGTTGGGAAACAAAAGGAATTCTTTCTAAGACTTTTCTGGAGGAATCCAAAAAACAGGTTTCAGATGCTTTGGACTTACTTATTCAATATGAAATTAAAAAAGATAAAGAATCTAAAGATGAACTTCTAAACTTAACCAACCTAAATACATAAAAACCAATGGATAACGATAAACTTATAGGTGAGTTAAAAAGTAAACTAAAAACGATTATAACAAATAGTTATAAAGATCTTAAACCTGAATTAGAAAAAGACTTAAATGTTTTTTTGGAAACATCAAGAGAAAAACTCGAACGCTGGTTTACGCTTTCGGCTTCTGGAGACATTACCGAAGAAGAATTAGAATGGCTCATAAAAAGTCAGCTTGATTTAGTGACTTTGCAAACGCTTCAAACTGCCGGAATATCAAAAATCAGATTGAATACGCTTAAAAATAATATTGCAAAAATAATCTTCAAAGTTATTCTCGAGCTAATTATTCCGGTGGTTTAAAAACCTTGTTCTTATCTTCAAAAGCAAGAGAAAAAATACATTATAAAAACCTCATTATCAAAGAATTAAAATCCGGTTTTCATTTACTGAAACTACTGATTTACAAGCTTCAAAATCTTGGTTAAAGAGTAAGCATGGCGTATTTTTACAGTATCAAATAAAACAACATCTTTTGGATATGGCGCGCAAATTCAAAGGAGAAAATTAATTAATAAAACAACAAATAATAACGACATATGAAAGATTTTATCGTAGATGAAGACTTGTTAATTATAGAGGACGCTTTTGGCAACGGAGATTTCGCTATTCAAGAAGCTGATCAACAAAACATCGAACATTTACTGCTAAGTCAAAAAGGAAGTTATAAAGAGTTTCCAATACTTGGCGTGGGAATCAAAAAATATATTAACAGTCCGGATGCAACTTCCAGGCTAAGACTAGAAAACGAAATAGACAAACAATTATCGTATGACAAGTTCTTTGTAAAAACATTAGATGTCAACGATTTACAAAACATTAAAATCGATGGAAACTATTAAACCACAAGAAAACCAAAACATTTTTGACCTTTCTTTACAAGAATATGGAAGTATAGAAAAAGTATTCGACCTTCTGGAAGACAATGACAAATTTAGCATTACAGAAGATATTTCTGTATATCAGGATTTAAAAATTGGAAGAGAAGCCTTTAAAAAGGATATCGTCGAATATTACAATTCCAGAAACCTAAAGCCAGCAACGGCTCTTACTGAAGAAGAGGAGTTTTTACTGGACAATTTCTCCGGAATTGATTATATGATTATTGAAGATGATTTTATCATTTATTAATAAAAAAACTTCAATTCAATTCTTCAAAATATCAGTTTTAAATCCTTAAAAAACTGAAAATTTACTTTTAAAGCTGCTCTTTTAGAATTCTCTAAAAAGAAAACTACATCTCAGTAGTATTTACAAAAAAACATAAACAATTATCTATAAGCATATTACACATGTCTTACAGGCTAAACTATATTAAAAAATAAAAATATGGCACGTACAATTGCTGAAATACAGAATGAAATTCTGGCCGAAAAGAAGAAACAACCTTCTTTAGAAAAGTTAACAAATGACTCTAAAACAGCCATTTGGAAACTTTGGATCAATATCGTAGCGACCGCTATTTGGGTTCACGAAAAAATAGTCGAAAAAAATGCCTTGATTTCAAGACCACATACCTTGAATTGGTATAGAGAACAGGCTTTAAATTTTCATTACGGAATGCCTATAGATCCGGATTCCAGCAACGAAATGTCTTTGATTTGGAAAGATGGCTTATACCAATTTGATACAGAAGGACTTTCTGAAGATGAAATTGAAGCTTCTAAAATAATCAAACATTGCGCTGTAAGCGAAATTGACTTAGAAACAGTTCTTAATCCAGATTCTTCGCCAAAAGAAATCTTATCAGATTACTTTCATAACAAAGTTGGAGTTGTTTTTATAAAAGTTGCCACAGTAAAAGACGAAAAAATTTCGAGAATTGATGTTCCAAATCAGCTTTTTGCCTTCAAAGAATACATTGCAAAAATTAAAGACGCAGGAAATCAAGTTTACATAAGTTCTGATCAGGGCGATATTCTAAAATTAAGTCTGAATGTTTATATCGATCCTTTGAGTATTTACATCAACCCCAAAGATCTTGAATATTATCAGTCAAAAATTTCGACTCCGGATTCTGATCAAGGTTTAATCGCAATAGAAGAAAGTGAACCATTAGATCCATTAAATGGTTCATTGATCTCAGATAGTGACGTATTTCCGGTATTAGATGCAATCAATGATCATTTAAAAAATATCGAATTCAATGGCGCTTTTGTCAAAACATATCTGGTTGATGCTATTCAGAAAGCTCAAGGAGTTAAAATTCCGATTTTGACAAAAATTCAAACCGCTGCTGCAACAAATCCAAGCGACGAGCCAAATACTTCACCATCTGATGTGACTAAAATAGAATATTTCATTCCAAGGGCAGGCTATTTTGATCTGGAAACTCTTGAGGTTGAGGTAAATTATATTCCGTATACATTTTACAGAGATAAACAATAGTCTAATACATAAACAATGAATAAATACACGATTTTAAAATGGGAAAAGCTATTATTATGGCTCATTCCTCCTATTCTTAGGAAAAAAACACATGCAAATTGGCTCAATGTTTTACTCTCACCAATTCGTTCCATTTATGAAGAAACTCTTTATAAAATGCAACATACGGGTCAGGTAATTTATCTGGAAAAAATTCTGAATGAAACTTTTAATCCAACTAAAACTTACGATCCAAATGCAAGCATAGATCAAAAACGATCAAACGAGTTAATTTATATCGACGAATCTGTCAAGCCAACTTTGCAATATGTATATCTCCACAAAGAGTATTATGAACCGGATTATTTTTTAGAAAATGGCACAAGAGTAAAAGGCGAATTACTGATTCCGCAGCTTAAAATATACACGCATCCGGAATATAAATACAAAAAAAATAAACCTGTTTATCTCGCTCATCTCAAAGATTATACATCGGTCGCTTATGCCAATTTCAGAGTATTTATTCCTGAAATTTTAACTAAAAACGGAACATTCATTATTCAACCAAATAATGGCGAATCTCAATCGACATCAGCGATTAGAATTGCAAACATTGAATTCCATAACCTTCTTAACTTCTATAAACTAGCTGGTAAAAGTTATGAAAGCTATGTTTATTTACCCGAAGTTTTAGAAAATAATATAAAAACAACAGACATTTAAATCCATAAAAATGAAACAAGTAAATTTTAATCATGAAGGAGGATTTCCTCTCGAGCAAGAAACTTTAGAAAGACTTCAAACAGCTTACAGGTCTGAGTTGTACGAAGCTTTAAAAAGACATTTTAGCATAGATCTTACTAACGATTATATTCTGGCTCATGCAACAAGTCAGCAAAAAGGCTGGGCAGTTATCCGTCAGGAAGATCCCGTAAACCCAGGAAATCAGGTAGGAATTTTGTATCCTATTGCTATTGGAGCTCAAACACCTTATTTAAAAACCATCAGAACTGATATAAATTTAATCTACGGAACCAGCGCATCTCAAACTGCTTATTATGATTATGAAGCTGAATATAGCTTACAGAAATATAATGATGAGGTTGTGGTTACTAAAAGTGGCGACGTGCAAACAATCAAATATTATGATGTAAACAATTTGGTGCCTGTTACAGATATCAAAACAATCGATGAAATTCTGGCAGCAATAAATTCCAGTATTGATGCAATCCAGGCTAACATTAATGTCATTGAAGGAAATATCAATGCAATCGAAACAAACATTGATGTAATTGAAGGAAATGTTACTACAATTAAAGGCGATGTTACTGCAATTAAAGGAAACATCAATGCTATCGAAACAAACATTGATACAATTGAAGGTGATGTTACTCAAATAAATGGTTATTTAGCAAAAGCTTTGGTTGATACCAGTATTCCTGGAACGTCAAATCTTACTCTAAATTATCAGTCAAACTGGACAAACACTCATGTAGGCGGAAAAATATATTTAGACAATACCAATACAAGTTCTGAAGATTTTATCCTTGCTAAAACCTCACCACATTCTTTATTACTAACTGATAATGCAAGCCAAGTCTTTAAAAGTAATAACCTGCTAGATTCATTACTTAAGCGAATTACTAAGTTAGAGGAACAACCAGCATCGGCAATACCTTTTGGAATGGTGGCAATTTGGGGAAAACCTGCGCCGTTTCCAGAAGGATGGGAAGAATATGTTCCGTTGAAAGGAAAAATGCCTGTAGGACTTCAGACTTTTACTGCTGAAGAAAAAAGTGATGCACTAGACGGAGATGGCGGTAATGGTCTTAGTTATTACAGAGATATTTATGGTTCAGCAATTTTCCCTTTTGAAGGAATAGGAACTGCCGGAGGAAGAATGGGCAAAAAAATAAGCATTAATGAAATGCCTACTCATACCCATACGGAGACAAGGGTAAAAGAAGGATTAGGTTCAATAATTAATTTTGAAGCGGTTGGTGATGACGGTCATTTAGGATATGAATCTATTGCATCTGGACCTGCCGGTGGAGGACAATCTTTCCCATTTTTGAACCCATACAGAGTAGTTCATTTTATCGAATACACAGGACGCCCAAGTGATAAAACAGCACCAACAGCACCAACTTTAACAGCACCAGCAGCAAGCATTGGTACTACAAGTATATCTTTAAACTGGTCAGGATCAACTGATGAATTTGGTGTTACTGAGTACATTGTATATGGAAACGCTATTTCGCCAATCTCTGTAGGTAATGTTTTTAACCGAACTATTTATGGATTAACTCCTGGTACACCTTACACATTTTATGTTGTCGCAAAAGATGCAGCTGGAAACACATCGCCTTCCAGCAATGTTGTAGAGGTAACCACATCGACAATAGTGGCGCCTACAACACCACAAAATGTATTATGTTATTTACAAGATAGAAATGAAATCTATCTTCAGTGGGATAACTCAACAAATAATAATGGAGCTGCTATTTATTACGAAATATGGAGAAGAAGAAATGCTGGAGGTTATGTTCAAATTCCTGGTCTGATTTCTACTAATTATTATACTGATACTGATTTAGCATACAGTACAACATATTCTTACTATATAGTAGCCAGAGATGCTGTCAACAATCTATCTGGTATTTCTAATGTCGTTTCAGAAACTACATTAACCGCTTCAGGAGGCGGAGGTGGCGGATGTTTCGATATAGAATCTTTGGTAACTATGGCATCAGGACAATCTAAAAAATTGAAGAATATTGAAATTGGCGACAAACTTCAAGGATTTTCTTTCCCGAATGAAATCGATGAATCTGACGGAGATTACATGATTTGGAACGGAAAACTAAATGAAGCTGCCAAAGTAGAAGTAACAGTCGTAAACAAAAGAGCAAGTTTACAACCTAATTATTTCGAAATCAAAACGACAGATACGACTATTAAAGCTACCGGACAACACCCGCTATTGGTGACTGAAGACGGTGAAAATGTAAAATGGGTTTGTGTAAAAAATGTGTCACAAGACATGTTATTAATTGACAAAACAGGAAAAACAAAAGCTATTGAATCAATCGTTTTTAAAGAAGAACCTTTAGAAGTATTACTTCTGGATGTTGAAGACGTTGATAATTATGTTATTTCCGGAATTGTTGCTCACAACAATAAACCTGAAGAAATGCAATAAATAATAATCTATAATAATCTTTTGGGGCATAAAACCCCAAAAGATTATTTACTCTAAAATCATTAATCATAAAAAGACTATACATGAAAATTGTGAAATTTATTTTTACAGCTTTAGCATTGCTATGGCTTTCAATTACAATCTTGGCAATGATACCGTTAACTATTTTACTTCTACCAACTCTTTTTATTTCGAAAAAACATTATACAGAATGGACCCTTTTTTTGTTTGCATTGATTTGTTCTTTAGGCATCTACCCTATTTGCTTTGTATATTCCATTACAAAATGGAAAGGCTTTTTAAGCTATCTAAGAAAACTTAGTTTATCGATTGACATTACCGGAAATATTGTAGGCGATGCATTATTAAATGACAATTTTATTATCGCTTCTTCTACAAATCAATTTGGAGTTATCCGGGAAACTATAAGCGACAATTTAGGCGAAAATGAAAGAGACAAAACACTAACCAATTTCGGAAAAAGGTTTACCAATTTACTGGGAGTAATTGATTTTGATCATGCCAAAAATTCTATAATAGAAGATTAAAAAACTCAAAAAAACCTATGATGCATAAAATCTCAGAATATTCAAATGAACTAAAATTACTGCTTTATGGAGTCTTTATGTACCTGGAAATGGATGTAGAAATTGTCAAAGTTCTGTTTTACTTAATGGTAATGGATACTTTTCTGGGCATAATCAAAACCATCGTATTAAATAATGCTTTTAGCTTTAAAAAATTAGCCTTGGGATTTGTATCAAAACTTGCCGTATTGCTAATACCAACAGCTCTGGCATTAATGAGTAAAGGACTTAATTACAACTTTAAATGGTTTGTAACCATAGTAATGGATTTACTTATTGTTAGCGACGGAATTTCTATAATCAGCAACATAATTGCCATAAAAACAAAGAAAGAAGTCGAAAATTTCGACGCAATGACCTTGATTCTTAAATCAATAAGAGAACGTTTGATACAACTATTCAAACGCCTTTTAATCACAATCGATCCTAAATACCATATCGAAAAATAAACCAATATATCATCCCAAAATAATATCCGCAACAACTCACGCAAGTATAAAAAAAATAAAAAAACTACTTTCTTTTCTTCTGAATCTAAATTCCAGCCTTTAAACTAACCAACCCAATTGAAAGTAGAAACTAAAAATGCGCCTTACCAATTAGAACGAATATTTAAGATTAGAAGAATAAAAAACACAATTGATCTCAGCGAATCCTTTTCTGTTGTGAACAAAAAAGCATCTGCAGCATTCTTTAACGCAGAAATTTACAAAGTAACCTTTACCGCCATAATACAAACAAAACTAAAAACTTATGATCTGTTCTTATCCGGCAATGAATTGATTTGTGACGAGGAAATAGAAAACCTAAAAAAATCCCTCGACATAATCATTGCCGGAGACGGATCACAATTTGAAATACTTGACTACAAAACAGATTTTATCATTCAGTTTGATCTCGAAAACAGTTCTTTTCTTGAATCTGATGAAGTTAGGAATGGTTTAATCGTTTTTACGAAATAAAATAACATCTGCTTCTTAAACTTAAATATCACAATTAAAAAACAAAATACGACATGATAAAAAATAATATTAATAAGTCTCTTGAAGAAGCATCTTCACAGGTCCAGATTATTAGCAAGCCTCTAAAATTAGAGTCTGTTAATGAAGGCAGTAACGAAGATGATGTACTTGTGCGAGGTGCCGACAACACTGTGAAATTTATCCCTCAAAGTTCTTTAGGTGGTGGCTCGGCTATTTCTGTGACTAAATCAGAGTTAGATAATCTGATAAATAATAATTCTTTGATTCCAGGTGCTTATTACAAAATAAGCGGAGTTCATCCTTCTTTATATGATGATGGACCTTTGAGTGGAACTACAATATTTTTACAAGCTCTAACAGAAAACACTTTATTTAAAGAAGGACATGGATTATTTTATAATCCAAAATATGATCAATCGATCGATGGATTCAATATATGGAATTCAAAGGCTTTTATACAAAATAAAGCCGGATATTATGAGCAAGTATTATCCCGTACCGGAAATAATCCACAAAGTATAGTTGTTGATAGTAATGGCGTTGTTTATACGGCTAACGCAAACCCTGTTCCAGGAGGCAGTGGCGTTACAAAAATCTTACCTAATGGAACAAAAATTGATATAGATACATCAAATAGATCCAGAACAGATAAATTGTGTATAGATTCCGATGATGTTGTTTATATGATAGGCGATTTCGGAGGAACAGTTTCTAAGCTAGATTCATCTGGTGTTTTATCTACATTGGCAGATTTGGGAAGAAATGGTAATGGAGACATATGTGTAGATTCAAACGGAAACGTATATGTTGCAAATTCCACGTATCAAGATGTTATTAAAATTTCGCCAAACGGATCCTTTAAAATTCATGGAACTTGTGGGAATGGAAATCTTAGTATGTGTTTAGATGACGATGCCAATATATATGTTGCACATGGAGGCGGCTATGGTATTACAAAAATTTTACCTGATGGAACATCAAGTGTTTTTGCAACACTAGGAACAGGGCCGCAAGATATTTGTTTTTCTAGCCTAACTGGAAATTTATATGTTAGCACTAGTACGGGACCAGTAATAAAAATCCGGCCAGATGGAACAACAAGTGTTTTCGCAACAATAGGTACCGCGTCAGTTCCCTCAAGAGGCCTTTGTTTGGATTCTGAAGATAATGTTATTGTTCTTAACAACTATACTTCACGTGTGTTCAAAATAACTCCTGATGGTTCATCAACTGTAATTTATGACAATCCTTCTTTTTACACGCCTTTTGCTGTTTGCTCTTCAGGTAACGATTTATATTTTATAAACATGGATTCAAACAATGTTGTTAAACTTTCCACAAATGAACCAGAACAGTCGTATTCTATAGGAGATAAAACAATTTGGGGAGGATATTCCTGGACAAACAATTCAGGAGCAAAAGGACAATATTACGATCAATTCACATTGTCTTATGATTGGACAAAAGATCAATATAATGACGATAATTATAACAAAGTTTTAGATATAATTGAATATGATTATCCTAACGATTGGATCTCTCGCAGATACGAAACTGAATCAGGATGTGATGTAATCTATACTAAATCTGATTATGATAATTTTGGTAGAGAATCTGCAATAAAAACATTTCAATTTGGCAATCCTTTTAATTCTAACTTTTATAAAGGAATTTCAAATATTACAGTTTCTCACTCCTATTTTGACAACATTAATTTTGTTGGAAGTTATCAAAGATCGATAATTTTAAATTCTGCCGAGCAATCCAATTGCATATTTGGACCAAATAGTTATCAGGAATATTTAACTTTTTCGGGAGGATCTAGTCAACAGGGTGTTGAATTTAAAAGGAATTCCGGACAAACTCAATGCACCTTTGAAGAAAGCTCTAACTCAGGAAACTATCTAATACCATCAAATTCTACAATGTCAAATTTAAGTTTGCTTAAAAACTCAAGCATTCTTAATGTTTCTGCTATTGAAGATTCATTACTTTTTAATCCTTCTATTTTAAAGGAAATATACAATAGACCTGATGGTACAACTAAAATCCGTTATTACGATAACGAGGATAATTTAGTTATAAGCGACATTAATGACTAACTTAAAAACACACAAAAATGACTAAGAAAAAATACGGAATTAGAACAGTAAACGGTAATGAACCTGATCCGGAAACAGGAAATATTAATATATCAGGTGGAGGTTCTCAGGACTTACAATCTGTTCTAGGCACTGGCCATAATGCAACCAATGCTTTTATGACAATAGGTGATGAAAATGCATTGTATTCTCTTATTACAAATACAAATGTATCGGCACTTGACGTTAATTTTGACAGAAGATCTGATTTACTTACTTATGGTTTAGCAGTAACTAACAATTCTGAAAATAATTATACTAACTACTATAAAGATGCTGTTACACATTCGACACAAGACAACCTAAAATCTAATAAACTTGTATGGAAGAAACTTACGGATGGAAACAGTGAATATAAATTTCCTGAAAAACCTTCTGGGAGTTATACTTTAGCCACAAAGGATGAAATTCCAAATCCTCCAACTTTACAGGATGTGGTAAATAATAATAACAATTTAAGCACTCAAATTAATTTTATTGCCCCAGGAGTTACTTTCCCTAGCTTTATAAATAGTCACTTGCTAGAATTTAATGATTCTGATGGTAATCAGGTATTATTAAATTCAAAAGTATTACAGTTTGGCAGTTCTACAATAAATACTAAATTAAACGGAAGTGGGAATGGTGACTTTTATTTTCCAGATATTGGAGCGAGTACAAGTGCAACCCTAGCGATTACAAATGATTTAAAAGATGCTACTAATTCGATAAAAGGATTGGTCAGATTAAATGGTGATTTAGGAGGAACGGCAGATGCACCAACAGTTCCGGCATTATCAGGGAAACAAGCTACATTAGTGTCAGGTACTAATATTAAAACCATTAATGGAACCTCATTATTAGGTTCTGGTAATATAACACTACCTACTGGAGGGGCTGTAATTAGTGGTTCTGCTAATTATCTTCCTAAATTTAATAGTAATGGAGATAACATTGTAAATAGTAATGCGGTATCTAATAATAATGAGTTACTAATTCAGGGAGATAATGGAAAATCCGGACTTAGGTTTACAAACATACGTTCTGAGGATAAGTTTGTAAAAACTAAATTGGATTTAAGTAAGTACTTTGTATCTATAAGTGCCAAATGCGGGCTTGACATTAATGAAAATTCGTACTATCAAGACAACACAACAACACAAATTATCAAGGTTACTCCAGACAAAAAAATTACTATTATACGGTTTCCGGCACAAGTTTACATCAACACTTGGTGTAAGGATTACTTAGGAAATATTTACTTTATTGGTAATAATAGAATTTTATACAAGATTGACTCCAAAGGAGTTTTAACTGAACCCATTTATGACAAAACTGCTTTAACTCTGGTTAATAAAATAGGTATAGATCGAGCTAATAATATCTTCTTAGGGAAATATGGCACTGCCGAAATTTATAAACTTGATTCGTCGCTGGCAGTAAGCTTATTTATCACCTTACCTACGAGTAATTTTAATGTTGTAAACACTAACTTCTTATTTGATGCAGCTAGTAATATGTATACCGATATAGGATTAGGAGGTGCTAGTTTTTACAAAATAAGCCCTGAAGGAGTAATTCTCTATACCGCTTATGGACCAGGAACAAATTCTTATGGGTTCAATTTCATCTGGTTGGTTGATGATGTGGTTTATCTGTTTGGGGAGTCCTATACTGGTAGCAATAACTGGGATGTAAGTAAAATATCTTCTACAGGTATTCCAACTTTAATTGGAACATTAGTTCAATCTACATATGGCAGAATGAATTCTGTCGAATTATATGAAGGAAATATTTATTATACTAAATTTGATGAAGCCACCTTTAATAAATTTGATCCAGTTGGTTTGACTCTTACTACTCTGGATACCTATGATAGTGCAGGCGGCGTATTTAACATGACACCAAAAGGAGTATTTAATATTCTCTCGGGTACAGGAATTTTTAATACCATTACCAAAGTAAATAGAGGAAATAGAACTACATCTACTGGCGAAATTGTAATGGATGATTTCTATAAATCGGACAGATTAGTACTTGATACGCCGCTACAAATCAATAGTTCTGTAAATATTAACTCTCTTAAAAACTCATCTAATTATACTTATAACAAATCTGCCGAATGGGATCTTGGAGCTGTAGTTGATATTGTAGAAGATACAGCAGGAAATATTTATCATTTAGTTGGCAGTTCAATTTACAAGACTAATTATAAAGAAGAATCCACTTTATTTGCTACCGTTGGATCGACTCCAATAGCAATGGTTATAGGAAACGATATAATTTATACTGCAAACTCCGGAGATAATACAGTATCCAAAGTAACAATGGCAGGAGCTGTAACTACATTTGCTACAGGGATAGCATCGCCAAAAAATATGTTATTCGATTCCTTAGGCAATCTTATTATACATACTCAGGTAAGTGCAAGCGCCTTAATTAAAATAACTCCTGCCGGAATCAAAACAGCTATTGCAACTTTACCATTTGGTCATAAAAATTATTTAACAATCGATGCAGCGGATAATTTATATACTACCCAACTTTCGACCAACTACATTTATAAAACAACAATGGCCGGTACTGTTGCAAGATTAGGTACAACAAGTGGTACTATTATTCAGGGGCCTTTAGATTCCAATGTTCGTTTAGTCACTAATACCGGATTTAATTATACAATGGATAATACAACTGGGGTTACAACTGACCTAGGTTACTATTTACCATATTCCATTGTCAACACTACTCCTATTATTTATCAAGGAGGAAGTTATTATTATGCAGCGGGTAATTCATTAAGAAAACTGGATCCTGTTACTAAATTAGCTACTACTTTAGTAATTGCTCCAACTACAATAAGTAAATACAAAATTGCATCTAATGGTATATTATGGGTAGCTAGTGGAACTAAATTACAAAAATATACAAGACCATATAGTAAATTACTTACTACAACAGAAACCGGTAATATTATTCAAATAGACGAAGAGATTTCTCAAACCTGGATTAAGAATAATAAAATATTCGAAAACATCCCTGTTTATGAAAATAATAGTTTAGCCAAAAACGTTTTACCAAATAATCATCTTTATAGAACTTCTACAGGAGTACTGATGATTACATTTTAA